TGCAGACATTGATTCGAATCATCCTGGTGAAGGGCTTAATAAGAAACTGAAGATTGCACTTCGCTATCTAAGAGAACTCGGTATCAGCGGTGTCATTCAAGGTGATATGATGTTCACCAAAGAAGACCTTAAAGACCAAACTATCGATGGTGTCGAGTATATCATTTTTCAACCTAACACTGTTGTATATGCCGTACCGGCTGATTCTAATCTTGCAAATCAAATGAGGGCTGCACAGATGGGTATTGTCTGGCATACCACATATGTTGGGCCAGCACTAGAAGATATGAAGGCTTCGTTTGGTGTTGATATCGGGCATCTAAAGCAAACCAAAGATGTGTGGTTCCGCGATGCGTCATTCGTCGATGCTACAGGTACAGCCACATTCACAGCGGCTGAGACCGCAGCACTCAACTCTATTCTTTCATCTGCCGGTAACCTATTCAGAACCATTTCAGCCCGTACACTGAATGAGATTGCCACCAACGATACCTACAAGGTACAAATCAAAACATGGAATAATTCCAAGGTGCGTGAAGGGCAGGCTATCACAAACACAGCCGCTCACGTTAAAGGATTAATTCTTTCGATTGAGGAAAAGTTAAACAAATCCATTGCAGAGGCCAAGAAAGCTGATACAAAGGCTAACCGTCAGCGTGAAAAGACCATCGTGATGGGCTGGTATAAGGCCAATAAGGATGAGTTGAAGAAGATTTTCGACTTGCAAAACCTACTGATTGATGCTAAACTAATGATAGTCAGGAAGCTAGAAAAGGTACAGAGTGTTGTCGGAACATTCAAGAGAACTGACAATGGATATTCCGTAACTACGCCAGAAGGATTTGTAGCTGTCGATAGACTGAAAGGAAATGCAGTCAAGCTAATCGATCAGCTAGAGTTCGCTTTCAATAACTTCACAGCAGCAAAGAACTGGTCTAAATGAAATCACTATTCGAATACCTAGAAGAAGCAAAAGAACAGACGGGAATGTTGCTTAACATTTTCGATATTGATGATACACTGTTCATATCGCAGGCCTCTGTCATGATTATGAAAGACGGTAAGAAGGTGCGAGAACTGAAGTCTGGTGAGTTCAATACCTATAATTTGAAGCCAGGTGAAGAATATGACTTTGCTCAATTCAGGTCTGGTGAACATTTCAAGAAGACTGCGGTGCCTATTGACAAGATGATTGACCGATTGAAGAAGGCTGCACAGGAGACCAACGCAAAGACAATCATTGTCACCGCAAGGTCTGACTTCTTCGACAAAGGGCCATTCTTACAGAAGTTCAGAGACCATGGTATTCCAATAGACCAGATTTATATCGAACGAGCTGGTAACCTTCAGAAGCTAAAGGCTGATGCGAAGACCAATATCACCAAGGCGGTTATCATTCGCAAGTATATCGCCTCTGGTAAATTTAATAAGATCCGCATGTGGGATGACCATAGAGGTAATCTCGAAACACTTCTGAAGCTGAATAAACTACACCCTGAAATGAAGATTGAGGCCTACTTGGTCGATCCAGAGACAGGTGAAAGCACCAGATATACTAAATAAAAGACAAAGGTTCCTGTAGAGGGGATATATGAAAACAATAGCGGTTTATCCTGGCCGTTTCCAACCTTTTCACAAAGGTCACGCCCAGGTCTATAAGTGGTTGAAAAGTAAATTTGGTAACGCAACCATTGCAACATCTAATAAAGTAGAAGCTCCAAAGAGCCCTTTCACCTTCACTGAAAAGAAGAAGATGATGGAGCTATCTGGTGTCACATCTACTGACATTCACGAAGTCCGCAACCCATATATCTCATCTGAAATTCTAAGAGGCTACGATGGTTCAAAGACCATTGTAGTCTTTGCTGTTTCCCAGAAAGACATGGACGAAGATCCGCGCTTCTCGTTCAAGCCAACCAAGTCTGGGCAGGCTAGCTATTTACAACCATATCCAAAAGACGGTAAAGGTGCAAAGCCTTTCGGTGATCCTGATAAACCTAAGGCCTATGTGGTCGTAACACCAACATTCGATTTCGAAGTGCTTGGTGAGCCTGCAAGGTCTGCTACAGAAGTTCGTAAGCAGTTTGCTAATGCTGACCATGGTACTCAGATCAAGATCATCAAAGACCTCTTTGGTAAGTATGACAAAGGTATTCACAAAGTCATGGATGAAAAAATCAAGGGTGCATTAGCAGCCGCACCAAAACCGGTATCAATCAAGAAGATCAGAGCCAAGCTCAAAGAAGAAGAAGAATCTCCTGGTGAATACTACAGAAAAAATCCACCACCAGATAGCCCTATAACAAGAGCGATGAGTAATCTACCTGTTATCTCACAGGCCAAAACTGCCGTTGGAGTAATTGATAAGATAAAGAATAAAGATTATGTAGGTGCAGCATTAGATGTTGCTGGCGAAATTCCTAAAGTTGGTATGGCTGTAGGCGCGGCTCGTGCGCTAGGTGCAGCAATCAAAGAAGATCATGTAGAAGATATTGGTGATCTCGACCATGAGAAGTTTGGTCCAATGCTGGACACCTTCACACAGTTTGCATCAAAGAAGCTTGGTATCAAGTCACTACCTAAGATGACACTCGAAAAACAACCAATGTCTAGCAGCTTTGGTGGTTATAATCCAGGTGAGAAGTCAATTGTTGTAATAAGCAAGAACCGCCATCCTATGGATGTGTTCAGAACTGTAGCACATGAGCTTGTACATCACAAGCAGAATGAGGATGGGCGTCTTGGCAAAGATATTTCCAAAGAAGGATCTACCGGCTCCGATATTGAAAACGAAGCCAATTCCGAAGCTGGTAAGATTATGCGCTGGTTTGCAAAATCTAATCCACAAATGTTCAAGTCTGGTTATGTCACAGAAGAAACCATAGCAGAAGGCATCAACGATCCAGGCACATTCAAGGCTGTATTCTTAGCCGGTGGTCCTGGTTCAGGTAAAGACTATGTGATGAAACAAACCCTTGCTGGTATGGGACTGCAAGAAATCAATTCAGACGTTGCTTTCGAGTTCTTGATGCGTAAGGCTGGGCTTGACTTCAAGATGCCTGAGAATGAAAGATTTGAAAGAGATATTGTTCGTGGGCGCGGCAAAAATATCAGCGTAGAACAGCAGCGTCTTGCAATGGCTGGGCGTCGTGGTGTTATCATCAATGGTACCGCTGATGATCCTGAGAAGATTGCTCTACAAAAGAAAACACTTGAAGATGCTGGTTATGATACTATGATGGTTTTCGTAAATACTTCAGATGAAGTTTCGAAAGAAAGAAACTTAGATCGAGGTAGACAAGGTGGCCGTGCAGTACCAGAAGACATTCGCAAAGATAAGTGGGAAGCATGTCAAGCTGCAATGCCTGTTCTTGCAAAGCTATTTGGTAAAGATAACTTCGTTGCAGTAGACAATAGCAATGACCTTCGTACTGCACCACCTGAAGTAAAGAAGAAAGTTGAAGGTGAGTTTCAGAACATTTTCAAGATGACAAAGAAGTTTGTTGCTCGTCAACCAAATGATAATCCTGCGGCTGCTGCATGGAATCAATCTGAGATGCAGAGACGCAATATGCAGTCTTTCGTACCACCAAGCACAACTGCATTTGGTACAGGTTCGGTTCAGCGTGGTGCAGTTCAGGCCTCTGATGCAATACCACCAGATCAAAATAATGTGCAGCAAGTTTCACAAGCACCATCACCAAATGAAATGTCTCAAGCTAAACGCCTTGGTTTGACATACTATGGTTTTGGTCGTTACGGTACAACAATCAAAGGAAAACATACTGTGACTTATATTACACAGAACGGTAAGCTGGTACCAAAACCACAGCAAGTAGCCGAAGAAAAGAAGATGAAGGGGCCTGATCCATGCTGGAAAGGTTACCAGATGGTTGGCAAGAAAAAGAAGAATGGTAAAGAAGTGCCAAACTGCGTACCTGTCGATGAAGCTTTCGAAGATATGGTCAACGAGAATACACCTTCTGATCGTGAATGGGGTAAAGATAGTCTAACAAAGATTTACAAAGAAAATACACCTGGTCAATCTTTTCCATCTAATCCACTATCTGAGAAAAATGTGAAAGAAGGTAAAGTTCTTCCAGACCTCACACAAAAGCCAATTGAACCTAAACATTCAAAGCAGTATATGGATCGAATAAAAGATAAAAAAGCTAAGAGAGCTGAGAATAAGCGTGAAAGAGGTGAGGCGCTGAAATTCGCATCTTATA